AAATTTGAAGTGGTAGATAGTAGCAATTTGGTGATTCGGTATTTAAATAATGCAGTGACTATGGCCATTATGCCAGTCGCCGAAGACAAAAATACCATACCAATAGAACCTTTTTTATTTATTGCCACGACTAACAAGCCAAATTTGAATGCTATGGAATTGTCACAATGTCCTATTTCTATTATGAGACGATTTAATATCCATGCTCACGTTACAGTAAAGGATGAATGTGCGAAAATATGTGGTGGTCAGAAGATGTTAGATACCACAAAGTTGGACAACGTTACAAGGTTGTCTAATGATGTTTATGATGTTTGGCATATAGATGTCCAATACATAAAAGATGCTGATACATTCGAATATGCTATAGTTCCAACTCCACAGTGGTTTTTTCCATTTTGGGGTAAGAAATTGCTGCAAGGGTTAGGTCTGCGTGATTTTGTAAGATATGCAACTTATGTGTCAAAAGCACATGATAGGCAACAATCAGAGAGAATGAACAAGGAAAAGGAAGATATACTTAATTGTGTCATATGTGAAAAGTGTGAGTTGGTTAATTGGGCTTGCACTTGCAATCATGAGAAACAGGATGCGTGTGAGAAACAGGATGTGTGTGAGGACCAGAATAAATGTAAGGAAGGAGAATTACGTACAATTCGGAAAAGAAAAATGAAGAAAAATAAAAAAATTGTCAGCGTTGAAACAGTGAATGATCAATCTGGTTTTTTTTCTGTAGCCGACATGTTAGCTATACGTAGAACATACAATTGTTTAACAAATAGTTGTGTTTCATTAGTTTCTGGTGCGTGTTCTTATGCAATCAATAAGGTTTGTTTATCACCAGTTGAACAACACACTGTTCGTATTTGGTCAGATACACGATTAATGCGTGAGTATTGGGCAAGTTTGTCAATATCAAGCACAGGATGGTGGAATTATGTACCATCAGCTGTTGTTCATAACTCACCATTATTTGACTGGATATACCGGTATATAGAACGTAATACCGCGTTTGATTGTACAGTACGTCAAATGCAGTTAGCATTATTTTGTATGGTAGGATATGGTTTCACTCCAGAGTCTTGTCGCACGTTTAATATTTGTAACAGAAATGTAGTTATTACTAGGACACAATTATGGACAAGTGGGATCACGATGGCTGGACCTTTAATGTTTGCTATATGGAGATATAACAACAAGTTAGTTGAAGATAATTTGAAACAGCGTAATATAGATGCAGCACTTGTATTGCAACAAGCCCAGATTACTGATCAATCGCTAAAATTCAAAGTGCTAAAGTATGGTGCTTACACGGCAGCTTTAGCTGTAGTGGTTCAATTAGTACGTTCTGCTTTTGCAAACTTTCAGGATCATGGAAGTTTAGCACCTAGTAATTACAATGAAGTAAAAGAAAGGGAAGAGGTACCCAACGTTTGGGCTCGATTTAGGACCACAAAAGATAAGGGAACAATGATTACTTCTCATTTGGTGAATAAAATATCAGCTAATATATGTCGTATTAAGTATGTTGTTGAGGATATGCCTGTACAGCATGCTTGTGCTTTATTATTAGATAGCAATAATATTTTAATGAATAGACATGTATGGCGTTATATATACGGTGAAAAGGGAAAACAAGGTGATATGTCAGGGGATTTAGAAGAGAAAATTAGAATCACTTTCATACGAGGACCAAATTTGTTTAAGGGTGATATGTATGAAAAAACTTTTCATGGATCGGCAGTGCGACATTTGAAAGAGTACGACCTTGTGGTAGTTACAGGTTATCAATTGGGAGCGACTGCAGATATAAAAGAGTATTTTGTGCGTAACAACGAGAAGCATATATATACCAACACGCGAGCTTTGTCATGTGTCCAGAGAAATTTAGACGGTAAGATAGTTGAGTTTATGGCCACAGGTCACGAGAGACTTATAGAATATGAAAGGAAGAATGCAAAGATTAAGTGGTCTTCTATGGCTGTTTTATCTCAACACAAGTGGCAAGCTGGTGATTGTGGTACTATCGCAATAGCTGATGATTTACCTCCGCGTATTGTTGGTTTTCATGCTGTTGCTCAGGTTATTGGTGGCGTTCAGACAGCTTTTATGTGTTTCCCTAGTTACGAAGAAATAATTGAAGTGTGTTTAGGAATGCCTCAGGTAGAGCCTTTAACCGTTATACCTACGGATATGTGTGGTGAGCCTATAAGTCATAACGAGCCCTTACCATATAATCATTTTGTTAATCAGATTAAAATAAATTCAAATATGTCATGTGTTGGATATAGGACTAGTGTGCCCACTTTATCTTCTGAAGTTAAAGAAACTATGTTAGTCCCATTTTTGGAAAAATATAATCATGGGAAGAATAAGTGGAAAGGACCATGTATGAAGAGATATTCTTCATGGATACCATTTAGTACGTTTTATAAGCAGGTTTCTGAAAGTATGGACAATATTGAGCCTTTTTTATTGTTGAAAGCTAAAGTGGATTATCAAGTTAAATTCTTTTCTCAGATAGATAAATTGGGTCACGAAATGTTCGTTGATTTTAAGCCGCTAACACAGAATGAGATTTTAAACGGACGTAAAGGTGTTAGATACATGGAAGGTATGAATATGAAAACGTCTGTTGGGTTGCCGTACGGTGGTAAAAAATCTAAGAATTTGGTAAGTTTAATACATGACGATATTGGGAATGAACAATACATTTTGAAAGAAAGTAAGGAATTTTTATGGTTTGAAATTGCTAAATATGAGGTTACACTTGCAAGAGGGATTGAGTGTTATTTTCCTTTTAACAGTACTGCTAAGGATGAAATTGTAAAAAAAATTAATTCGGCCGGAGAAGTGAATGAAAAAGTACGTATTTTTCAAGCTAGTAGTTTACCATTAAGCATTTTATTAAGAAAATATTTTTTGCCTGTTTTACGAATATTTAGTATTCTTCCATTGGCTTCGGAGTGCGCAGTAGGAATAAATTGTTATGCTCCTGAGTTTTATGAGCTATTTGAATAT